AGCCTTGGCCTTGCGCATATTGACTTCATCAATCGCCCGTTTTTTAGCAGTCTGAGCTGATACTGTATCCGCCAATTTTATTTCAAGATAACGGGTTGGCCGCGCGTCATCATCATAGAATGAGCCGCTAATATCAACAACATCATCCGTTGATTGTGTTGATACGTCAAACGCGATTGAACCCTTTCCCCGTACTTTAACCTTGCTAAAAATCTGGGTGGTGTCAACATCAAGGCTTGCGTCTAGGATATTGTTTTTGCCATTGCCATTTTTCAAGTAATAAAATGGGCAGTCAAGGTCTAACTCACCAGCTCGCATGATCGTTAAATTGCTTTCCTCATCAGCCACAAGCCACGCTTGATAGGTCGCTGCGTACTTGCTTAATTGATGCAACATCTTTTGCCCGTCGTTGGTTTCTTGCTTGCGCACTGGCTTGTTGCCAACCTTTTCTTTTGTGTTATCGGCAACCTTCAATTCAAGGCCAAGTGCCTTCAAGTATTTTTCGCAGACTGATTTAAGCGATATTTCACCCTTTTGAACCTTGACTGAATCAGGAACGCTTGAATCGACCGCATCACAAAGAAGGTCGCGGCCACTGTATGTAACCTTTGTTCCATCGCGAGAACTCTTGATGCTTATCTTATCAATAACACCAGTAAACGCGATTTTACCGTCAAAAAATATCTTAATGTTATCGCCAGCCAATGCCTGCGGTGAATCGCTTTTATACGTGCCATCAAGGCTAAATTGGCCAACGTTTACATCAATTGAGCGGCTAAAAGTAAGCTTTGTGAATTCAACGTAGGGCTGGTCATTCAGCTGTACTGTAAATTTCATTATAGCACCCGTCGTATTGCTTCAAATTGGCCGTTTATGTTGTACGTTGCGCGTTTGTTTTGGTCACGCAAAACACGACTGAAATCAACCAATTCAAGCTCGTTATTAAGCTTTTCAGCTTCGGTCAAGTAGCTTGCGCTGTGTATGTTTACATCAAGCCGACCAAAGTCCACTGTTTCAATCTTGAAGCGCACGTTTTCGCTTGCCTCTTGCGTGACTAAGCTCGCTTTTCGTGTGCGATTGACTTCATCAAACACGGCATTGTTGGTCAAATACTCGCTAACCTCTTTTGTCTCCAATAAAGGCTGGCCGTTTGCTATAACGGTCTCGCCAATAAACAACTTTTGATAGCTTAACTCAAGCGATTTTTTAGAAGCTATGGCTTCTGAATCAGTATCATAGATTACGCTCGGGAGGGTTTGATAGCCCAGATTAACAAGGCTTGCGCGGTGGTATTCAGCCATCAATTGGCGCGTTCTGTTTCGCTCTATGCGCGTGGCGGTATCGCTTGGCCAATAAGTCGCGTTCGATTGGCTCGACAATTCACCGCTATCAAGCGTTAAATCCGTGCTTAAAGTGGATTCGTAATTGTCAGTTTCGGACGTAATAGTATCCAGCAGTTCTTTTGTTTCGTACCCAACCAAACCAGCACTTAACGAAGTGTAAACCCTGTCCAGCTGGGTGGCCAACTGGTCTTCTTCTAAAATAAAATTTATGTTGCCGGCTACCAAGTCAACGGCATAAAAGAACTCACGCAATGGAGCAGTGGTGGTACGCGCAATGCGTATCATGCTGTTAATCATAGCCTCGACATCGGTCAATACTGCTATTTTTTTAAGCAAGTCGGTGTATTCATTCAACCAAGTCAAATCAAACAAATCTGTCATGCTTTTTTGCGCATTATATCCCGATTGTAAGCACTGGTTCAGTGTATCTACATCTTCGACAAACCCAGCCTCTTTACGTGATTCGTGGAAAGCCACGGTGGCTTCAACGTAATTGATTGTATCATTGGGCGTGTAATTGATTTTACACTCGCCAGCTTTTACCGTGAACTCGCCCAAAATTGGCAGTACCAACAAACCGAAACCTTCGAACTCGCAAGCCCGTATGAATGACTGGCTATCCTCAATTGCGCGTGAGCCAGTCCAAAATATTGTCAGGTTAAAATTACGCGCAAAACCTCCGACATCTTCGGCAAACTGCTCGCTTGTGTTTGGGTACTCTTGAATGGCCAACTTGCGGCCAAACGTAGTCAGTCCTTCATCGTCCTTAACATAAAAATCAATTCCCTTAAAAGAACCGTCTAATAAATCTACTGATTCCATTAACCTCTCCCTTGATCGCCTAATCCAGCCAATGGCGTGGCCGCTGTCGTTTGCACCTTGACTGGCGTTTGAGCTGCTTGCAACATAAAATTAGACGCTTGTAAAATGTTTTTGCTTGCAATATCAATTGTTTGGGCATTTGTTGCTTGTTTGGCCGTGTTTGTTGTTTGAGCCTGCGAAAATGCTAATTTTTGCGCTACGTCGTAAGACATTCCACCAACATTACTGTTTGGCAAAGCTTGCGCAACGACTGGTGCCGTTGTTTTTTGAACGCTCGTGATTTTCGTTTCGACTTCGGTAGAACCTAATTTAAAAATATTCAAAAAGTCGTTGAATCTTGTTGATATTGCATCAATCGCGCCCATAAAATCAAGCATAAACAAATTTACAACGACTTCAACTATACCCTTTATTGCTAGAAAAACAACTTCAAAAACGACCGCAAGTACCTTGATCACACCAGCTATTCCGCCGACAGCAAATTTTAAGACCTCCAACGCACCAGTCGCATTCCCAGCCCCGTCTCCAAACAACGCAAAAACACGGCTAAAATTGCCACCAATCGAATCCCACAAGGGCATAATCCAATCACCAGCAAAGGCCTCATAAAAAGCTCCGCCAATGTCTGAAAGTCCAGCCATTACATAAGCTTTGAGCCTAGAGAATTTACCGTTTGCGGTTTCAGCTTCACCAGCCAAACCTTTCATAGCACGGCCTTCATAGTTTTTTGGGTCGCCCATCAAATTTTTGGCTTTTTCACTCTTTCCGTATTGCGCCGCTATCCTACCTATCACATCGTCATAGTTATTGCCAACAATCGACGAAAATAGCTGGGATACGTCCACGCCCATTTTTGCGCCTTGCTTCATAAACAATTCTTGTCGGCCTTTTGCGTCAAGATTATTCAATTGTTCCTCTGTTAAGCCAGTTTGTTTAACAATGCTATTCAAGCCCATAAGAACCGCGTCAATTTGTTCTGGCTTGCCCATTTTTCTAAACACATCGGCGTTGATTCCCAACGTTCCTAAATCCTCGTTACTTATCTTACTTAATTCTTTTGACAACACCTTAATCATGTTACCAGCCTCGCTAACTTGCACCTGTGCCTCACCAGCTGCTGCAGCAATTGCCAAAATTTGATCTGCATTAAAGCCACTTGTCGACATTAACGCCGCGTTTGTTGCCATAAAATCGACAATGTAAGCTTCGGATAGAATACCCATTTCATCGCCAAGCATACCGATTTTATCCATCGTATCGGCCACTTGCTTATCGGTCATCTTGAAGGTATCTTGCAATGAACTCATTGTTTTGACAATAAGTCCAATGTCAACCTCCCACTCTTTTGTATTCGCCGCCGCTGTTTTAACCATTTTTGCGAGCTGCTCTGCGCTTCTTGAGCTATCTACTTTAGCGAACTGAGTAGCCTGTTCAGTCAATTCTTCGTTTGACATACCTACTTCAATTGAAAGCTTGCGCATTTCTGCTGTGTAAGCTTTGAGCTTGTCGCTCTTTAGCCCAACGCCCAAAGTTTTTGCCAGTTTGTACTGCTCTGTTTCTAAGTCAGCAAACACCTGCACAGATTTCTTAGCCACTAATCCAACGGCAGCAGCACCAGCTGCCCAGCCAAGTCCCGGAATTGAAGGCATCGAACTTTCTGAGATGGTCATATTGTTGCCATTGTTGCCAAATTTTTTCGTGGTAGTGATTCCGTTTAACCCAAAGCTAACGTTTCTAATATCCGCGCTTGCTTTTTTTGCTTTAGCTATGGCCGCATCAATCTCGCTTGTATCCACCGATACTGCGCCGTTTATTTTAAGAGGTGTTTTGGCAAGCTTACTAATTGCACCGCTTGCGCTTTGCGTGTTGGCCGTAACGCTTGCTGTCATTTTTAAGCTGGCCTGTACCTTCTTTGAGAGCTTTTCAATGTCTTTGAGTACAGGCGTAATCTTGTCAATCGCGCTTAGTGTGTAATTTATATTTGTACTCGAACTCATTTTATATCCCTTTTTATTTGATCGTAAGCTGGCATGGGCTTATTGTTACTCAACGCTTTGTTCCTTATTTGATAATATTTCAACGACTTAATTAAATCTTCACCACTCATTTTTTGGGCGTATTCCACTGATACCTGCCCATCGCTAGAAGAGGCCAGAACCAATGCAAGCTCCAGCCTCTCGTCAATCAGTATCAGCTCTTGATAAAAACCACGCTAAATGTTGCCGCGATATTTAATAAATCATTAAAATCAATGCCTTCAAACGCCAAATCGTTTAAATTCTCGCCATCGTATTGAATGATAGGCTTAACCAACTTTCTCAGCTCGATAAAACTTTCGTAAAGCTCAAAAATAAAGTTTTTGTCCGAAAGAGGGTACATAACCATCATTTGCGCAACTTCGGCTGTTACCTTTTCGCCATCGTCTTGTGTAACAACTTCTTTTGTTGTTTCACGTGAGGCAATATCGGCCAACACGCCAGCTTTTTCTGCCATTGCGAATTGTGCTTTGCGGTCGGCGTGTTCAATAAACGATTTGAATTTAACCAGCGCGCTTTTTTGTTGCTTACTGATAGATTCAGGCAACTGCAAAGTCACCGCATCATAAGTCACGCCGTCCAGCTCAAACGGCTTTTTTAGTTCTAAAATATGCATGATTTATCCTTTTAAATGACTTGTATGCCTTCAAATGTAAATTCAGTGGAATTATCATCAGAAACGTTAACCTCTCCATTATCTGTGTTGCCGCAATTTCTAAATGTCAAAGTATCGCGGCCTTCCATTCGAGGCTTGAGTTTAATTGTATGTTCACCGATATTTTCTTTTGCAAGTGCCTCCCTGAATTTTCTGGCGTTATTTACAGAACCTATTCCAACAGGCACTTTAAATTTAATGGTTTGGCGTTGATCGTCAAGTTTGCTGACAAAGTAGGTAATAATTTTACCACCGCCGTGTGCGGTTCTGGCCTCCCCCTTGCCGTAATATTCCGTGTAAGTCACAGAATCAGCACCAGTAATGACTTCATCGCCATTTAAATAAACGTCATATAATTCAATATTTGCCATTTTTAATTATCCTTATTTGTATTGGGTGGTTACGCGCAAGTTAAAGTTAATGATGCCAACGTGGGTCACAATCTCGACTTCTGAATTGATTAAAATCTCGCCTTGTCGAGTGTTCAATACCACGCTTAATCGTTTCTGAAATTGCTCAAGTGCCAACGCGCCAGCAGTCACTAAAGCTAAGTCTCCAAGTTTTTGAAAGACCCTTTCAGCCCAAACTTCAACCAGTGCTTTGTTAACCATCGAACGGCCAATGACAGTGTCACCATTTGTCATGCGTGTTTTGCCGAAGCGCGTCCGTGCCGAAGATTCAAAGTACTCGCGAACAATCGAGCTGGTGCGGATATGCTCAAGCGGCGTCCAAACGTTATTAGGATTTCCTGCTGTATCAGTTTTCCACAATGTCACCCAATCGCCGATGATATTGGTATTGCCAGCAGAATTCACGCCCAATGTTGAGATGTTATTCTCTTTTAATGTACGTTGTTCTTCAAGCGAGAAGTACCATGCTGGGTTGTTTGGCGTGGTGTTATTGATGGGGATATTATGATATGGCAAGCTTGCAAGTGCCGCGCCCCCCGTGTAATCCGCCAATCCTTCAGCCCCACTAATGATGTCAGTCAGGATAGCACCTTCAACCGCTGTGCGATCAATCGCGAACGCGCCAAACGCTACCATGCCGTCTGGGAATTGCGTATCAGCCGCGCCAATCGAGGCATCAAATACGCCATCAATTAAGCGGTGGCCAGTGATAACAACACCCTCAGATTGATAAGTAGCCGTTTCAGAAATCAAAGCGGCCAAGGTACTTGTTTTTGAAGTGTAGCCGATACCGTCCAAAATGTTATTGTAAACATTCAAACGATCGCGCAAGAATGGGATTAAAACGTTTTGCACGCTATCCCCATAGTAATCAGGCCACAACACCGTGGTGTATCTTTGGTCACCAACGATATCAAACAGGCTAACGTTAGGCTGTGTTGGTTTAGTCGTGGTGTCATGCGTTAAAACGGGTGCTAAACCGCCGTCATTGCATTTGATATGGAATGGCGTTGACGCTGTATTGAACCCGTCTAACCAAGTGAATTTTACTGATCCCAATGGTAACAAAGATAATGAGAATGGCTTGTTTTCACGCGATTGAACCGCGTTATAAACCTTTGTTGCTACCTGTAATGGTGTATCGCCAATTGCGTAATCAACCTTTATGCCGAATTGCGCATCATCAAAAATATTAAGCGATAATGTGCCTTTTGTCGTTGCGTTGCCAACAAATTCAAGCGTTGATGTGTCGGTTGATACGGCGTTTTTAACCAACAAAACGTCAAAAGGAAACGCCTTGTTACCGCCAGCAATGGCCTGTTTGATTGTGTGATACAAGCGGCCCACGCCGAACAAGCCAATCAACTCCTCGTCTGTTTTTGATTCAAATGATACGGCTTGGCTCTCCTGTAAAAACTTGGTCGTGCCTGTTCCAAAAATGCCAGCCTTATCGTCTGCTACTGTACCCACAATCAAGCCACGGCGTTGGCCTAGGCTTACTTTGGATAGCTCGGGGATAAGGTTAACACTTACGACTGGTTGTCTGATTGATGCCATTTTTTATTGCCTTTCTTTAATGTGTGTGTTTCGATTACTTCCTCTTTTGTTACCGTTTCCACCTCCTCTAGTAACCCGTTTTTAATCGCCTGCCGATGCTCTTTGTTTATTGCTATGCCATCGCTAAACTCAACAAAAACCGCAAGCCCTTTTCTGTCTAAATACTGTTTAATTTCCATTTTATCCCCCGTCTAATTTAACACTTGCCGTTAAAACATCACTCAAATCACCGTCAAACTCGGTTTTAAACCTCAAATCAATGTTAATTTGCCTTAAAACTTCGTCATCTTGCGCCAGATTATAATATAAACCATTGTCAACTATGTTAATAAAATCAATTGCTTGGTATGAATATTGATGCACATAATTCGCATCGTCGGTTATCGCAACATAACCGCTTGATGTTGGCGTGATTTGCCTGTCGTTTTTAAAGCGCGTATGGCCATATAAGCACTTGTTTAGATTATCATAAGTCTTAGTATAGGCGTCAATTGTTGCCTTTATATGTTTTTCGTCGGCTGGGTCAGCAGGGTAAACAACAAAGAGATCAATATCAGTACTTACGCGCAAATCTTCGCTTTCTTTTCCAGCATTGCGACTGGTCTCGCCTGCATCGTTTTTGTTGTTTGACAACGTCGCACGATCCCCAAAAACAATGTAGCAAGCTTTTTTGTCTTGCGCGGTCTGTGAGTAAAATTCCATCACCGATTCTCGCGCTGGTGCAATATAAACGTTTTGCCCTGTAAGTTGAAGATTTTCTGCCTCGACTGTGCCGTTATACGCATAACCTGGGCCAGCTTCAAAAGTGGCCGTATTGCCTGTTTTTTCAACGCATAACATCCAGCAAGTTTCACTGTTAAGCCCCCACAATTGCACGTCGGCAATGATAGGCGTGGGCGATTTAACTATGATTGAATACTCATCAATCACTTGGCTAAATTCATAATCTATCGTTTCAGCCCCACGCAATCGCACAACCTTATTGTCTTTTTCAAGCTTTGGCATTGTCAGGTTGTGATAATTCTCAAAATCAACTTGATAAAAGCCTGTGGCCACTTCTTGAATTGATGTGATTGGGTTGGTTAAGTACGCGCCTTTTAAGTGATAGTGCCTGTCAATAAATACGTTGGACGCGTCAGCAAGGTTGGCCACAATCAGCGTTTTGCCGCTTGAGTTATCCACAAAACAATCAATTACACTTGTTGATAACTCAAAATCTGCCGTAACAAAAGGAAGATAAATGTTTAATTGGCGCAAAATATCGACTTGGCTAATCATTTAATGGCCTCTTTCGCATAAAGTTTTTCAAGGTTATCCATGCCATTTTCAATTACTGGCTTAATGTGTGGCCGCGCGGCCATTCTTGCCGTGCCAAGCTCCAAAAATCCAGCGTAAAAAGCGGTTTCGCCAAGCTCGATTTGCTTAGTTTTTAATCGATATTTAACAGATTTTGCAAGCGTACCGCTTATTTTCGCAGGCATTTCACCGGGGGCGGATGCTTGATGATCACGGCCTTTTATGCGATAAACTCGCCCACTTCGTTTGCCCGTTGTTAAGCCTGATACAAGGTCTTTTTTCAGGGTTATAGCGTGCTTTTTGTGTACAGCATTGATAAGCCGCGCAACGTTAAAAATAAACGAGTTACTCATGAGTGGCTCCCCAAGTTTGTTGTGTCGCCTTCTTGTTTGCAATAAAAAATAAGCGTGACATCATCATCGTTTAAATTCTCAATGCTTTCAATCGAGTATAGTTTATTTTTAATCGATATCCTGTGCTTTTTCACGTCAAAAACGAAAGATTGGCAGTCACGATACCGCGCATAAATCTTGTGTGTAACGTTGTCGCCTAATGCCAATCCGCTTGAGTTAGTCACTCCTTTTTTTGTTTCGACCGCGCCATAAAAAGCAAACAAATCATTAAGTGTGTTGTATTGGCCAACCACTGCATCGGGGTGGTTAGGCGACATATTACGCCCAACAACCGTGCATCTGTTCTTTAAGTCACTGTAGCAAAGTTGCCAAGTTTTAACTCGCTTAAAAGTACATGCCATAGTCAAACCTTTTCACAAGAAAGCCATCAATCAATAAAGCCGTTTCACTTGGAACTTTTATGCCGTTTGAGGACGTACCACAACTGCAACCGCTGGAGTCACAATCAGCTGGATTTGTGTACATGTAAGCGGCCAAGCTAACAATGGCTTGCTGTAATTCAGCAGGGCAAGCCCAAACGCCTTCAACCTCTTTATAGCCTGCTTTGTATTCAAGCGTTAAAGGGAAGTTTTCATTGATTATAAGGCTATCTGCCAAGTTTATATTACTGTTCTCGCCAATAAAAACCTCGCCATAAGAATCCATAGGTTCTATTTGACAATCGACATTTATGCTTGGTGAGTCAACAAAATTAAGCTTTAATCCCAAGATAGAATCCTTAAAAATCGGCGTTCTTGAAATCGGAAGGATTTTTTCGTGGCACTTTAGTCTAGATTGCTCAGGGCTTGAATAGCTATAAGTGAAATTACGCTCTGCAAGAGTTAATCCAGTCCATCTCTCTATCAAACCTAAAGATATTTGCAACAATGCACCAAACTGCGCATCTGTTTCATTGTCTAAAATCCGCAATATCTCTTTCAGTTTTGGCAGCAAAAAAGCTTTATAATCAATCAAAGTTGCCGATTCATGATCCAATCTTTTCATCTTTTGAGCCTTTTTTTGTGATTTTTTGCTCTATTTCAGGCTCTTGGTAAGCGTCTGCAAATCCAATATAAACCAAATGCAATGCCTCTTGCTTGTTTTCGACATCGATTAAATCGCCTTCTTTGGCTTGGGCTCGCTCTTTATCTTTCATAAAAACAAAATATTTTTTGGCGATTAATTTCATGATAAATCCCCCTTGTTGTACTTTGCATCAAACTCTTTTTTTGTTAAGCATAGGATATCGATCGCGTGGAAAAAGCTAAAAACTGCTGGTAATAAAGTCCAACAAAAAAATACACAAACAAAACCCAAGACCTTATTGCCCAAGTAAAAATTCTGTAGGCCGAGCCATCCACCAAAAAATGCTAATAAAAATGCAAAATGTCTGTCGCGCATCATTAAATCCTTTTTTAAGTCGGGCTAATTTAGCAACAAATTAGCCCGTTTTTCAATTATTTCACTTCGTCTTTGTGGCAAACGAAATTGTAAACAACAGCAGCTGAACATGTAATTTCGTCGTGCTGTGCAGAAGTGTAAATACCAACGTTTAACTGTCCACCAGCTGGAACCACTGTTGTGTTAAAAACGTTAGTTAGCTGGGCAGGAACAATATAACCTGATGCTACGTCATGAATGTTAAAGATTAAGCGTTCGAGAGGAACGATGTTGTTTGTCGATCCTTTGCTCTCAGTAAAAACAATGTTAGACAATGCTGCCGCTCCATCGATCGTCACATAAAAATCACGAGGAACGTCCTTTAACGTTTTTAAATCAAACTTTGTTCCAGCCGCCACTTTGAATGAGCGTAATTCGGTTGAGTAATTTTTCTTGATCATTTTAAGCTCCTTTGATTGCGCGAATCGCTTCTTCGTCAACAACGTGGCCGCCTGCGAACGTTGAAGCCGTAATTTTAGTTAAGCCCTTGTCTGTGTCGAACATATTATCAACCAGTACGCGATAATTGCCATTAATAACAATTGTATAAGCTTTATTCATGTCGCCAAATAAAACTGGCAATGAAGTTGGCGATAGGCCATAGTCTAATTCGCCGATAATAACGATTTTTTTGTCTCCGAGCATCAAGTTAGTCAAGTCAACAAAGTGATTGTCCGCTCCTTTTTCTGTCGCCAAATCAGCCCATGTCTTGTAAGACATGAAATAATTTCCTTTCTCGCGATATTTTTCATAGGTAAACGTTGTTTGCAAATAGATCAAATCTGACAAAGTTACTTTTGTCGGTGCTGGGGTTGGTGTTAATTGACCATTCGAAGGGTATGCTGTATCCAACAAGAATTTTTCTTTTAGCAAGCCTTTTGGTTTAGATAACCCATCACCGCGCAATGTTGCGTATTGAATTTGATAACTAATGTCGTCCAACAAATCACGAGAAATAGTAGATTCATTGATTAATAATTGACCTTGAAGCAACTCCTCAGTAATTACGTTGCTAGCTCCAATCCGCGATAGATTCACGCTAACCGTTTCATAGCTTGCGCTTGTTTCTCCGCCAGTTTGTAACTCGCCTTTAAATTTAGCACCAAGGTTTAAAGTTTTCTTGGCAAGTTTGATGCTTGAGCTGCCACGTGGGATAGTCACAACGTTTGCATATTGCATCATGGGCGAACTGTCTTTGATGTATGACACTATAATGTTACTAACAATATCTTCATTTACCAAAACGCCGCCAAAAGATGCTTGGCTTGCTGTTTGGGCTTTTGTCACAAGCTCTGCAAACTCAACTTGTCCGCGTGATTTTGCAACAACTTTATCAATTACAGATAAAACGTCTTCTGGCTTAACATCACGGCTTGATTTTGTTTCAGCGATGCGTTGCTCTAAAGCTTCAATACGCTCTAAATGAGATTTATTTGCAAGCTCTGCGATTTGCGTTGATTTTGCAAGTTCAATTACATCAGACTTGATTTTTTCATGCATTGTTTTATATTCAGAACTCGTTGTATCGTGCTTTTCATGCAAAGCTTTAAGGTTTTTCTCAATTTCAGTTACTAATTCTGCGCTCATAATAAGCTCCTAATTTAAGTTTAAGTTTAAGTTTGGCATCACGCCATTTAATGCACAGCATCACGCCGTCTATGTGTATTTAGCAAAAATATCAGCAATTGCTTTTACGTTTACTTCAAAATTTTGCGTATCTTTTTTTGCGATCGAAGCGATACGTTTAGATAACTCTTTAGATAAAGGTTGGCCGCTTCTTAAAATTCGCTCAAATTCACGGATATCCAACCCTTCAAAATCATCAACAGTCAATACGTTATCGCTTTTGTAATCAGTCAAAATCGCGCCAGCATTTGCTGGGTTAGCAACAAGTGATACCTCGACAAGCTCGCCCTTTGTAATGCGTCGTATGTTTTTATCGCCTGATTTTTCATTAACAAAGTCTCTAAGATAAAAGCCAACGCTCATTTTCATTTCGATTGAACCTGTTTCTGTATCACGCATCAACCATCTTAACCGCTCAGATAACTTGCCTACTCGGGGATCTTGGATGTCGTCAGGTGGTAACTCACCAGCAACTTTCAAGCCGTAATCGTCCTCCCCGATTATTTTAATCTTGCCGATTTCTGTTTGATGTTCCAAGTAAGCTGGGATTGTTTGTCCTTTTTGCGTTGCAAATGCCCCTTTTTCGACAACGTCATCATAAGTATCAACGATGCCATAAGCAGAAGCATAGCCCTCCCACTTAAAGCCGCCGTCTCCGCCTATGCTTTTAATTTCAAATGATTTTTTGATTATCATGTTTTTAACCTTTTAACCGAAAAATAACAACGTAAAGCCCGTTAGGGTGAGTGTTTGCGTTGAGTTATTGTTGATTTTTATTTCAAAACCTTGGGTGAAAAATAAATCTGTTGTTCCACCAACAACATACGTATCGAAAGCTACCTGTCTGTTGTTGATGTTTGAGTCGTTTATTTTCGTTATCGTATCACGTATCAGCAACGCCCCAGCAACTCCGGGCCTAGTTAATTCTACAAAAAACTCACGCGGTGTACCTGCTGTACCACCAATTGTGCCATTTAACCTGCAAACAACTCTTATGTTCTCATCATAATTTCGCGCAGTTAATGTAAACAAGTCAGTCGCTTCATTCAAAACAAGGCCAATTGTATTGCGCGTGATTGAAGCGTTGGTTAGCAAAGAGACAATGTTAAACGATACGTTGTTATTGACCGTTTGGCTGCCTGTCCATGTGATTACGGCTTGGTCGTGTTTTATTTCGTTCAGCAACTGCGTTTCAAGCTTTGCGCGAACGATTGAACCATCTGCTGGTACAAATGCCGGCCCTTGTATCCCTTGTATACCTTGTGGCCCCTGTGCGCCTGTATCACCCTTCACTAAAACAAAATTAAGATCCAAGTTTGGATACGTTCCAGTCACTGATACGCTTGCGGTCGCTCCTTGCGTCACGTCGCCTATTGAAAAGATAGGGTTTACTGCATCCGCACCATCCGCACCATCCGCACCGTCCACGCCATTCACGCCATTCACGCCATTCACGCCTTGATTGCCACGGGGTATCGTGAAATCCAACACAACGGCGGTTGCCGTGCCGCTATTCGAAACGCTTGCATCCGTACCAGCCTCGCCCGTCGTGGTTGTACCCACGCTTACGGTTGTTGATCCACCCGTGCCGCCCTCAGCAACTTTCTCATTAATCATTGCTAAGATTTGCTCTAAATTTGTCGCGTTTGGGAATTCTTTAAAAATACCATTTGGTATGCTTACGTTCTTTGCATCCATTATTTGCTCCATTTTATATTGTAAACAGTTGAACATCGGCAGTTAGCGGTCTCTTTTAAAGGTGCTCTAATGTCTCTTGGGTGCATCATATCATAACCGCCAATCTCGAAAAATTCTGTCAATCCAACACTTTGGCCATTTGCTTTTTCGTGAGAATTTCGCACCTTTTTGTCTCCAACCGTTCGCCAAGTCTTTTTTGCTGTCTTTAGGCCAACCCCTGCTAGCAAGCCAACTAATCCAAACTTTGCCATCTCGACTGATTGATTTACAGCAGTGTTAGCATACGATTCAGCGCGTCCTTGCCTGCGTGTATCGAGCGTTTTTTGAACGATACGGTCTTTTTCTTCAATTGTCAATTTTTCATCATAGGATTCAATCGCTTGATTTGCAATTTCGTCACGCGATTGAATGAGCCAAGGTATTGATGCGATCGCCCAAGCTTGTGCATCGTTTGAATTGTAGACTTTTTCGCCCAGCTTTGCATCGATTGAGTTGTTTTTCACATAATCCCATCCGTAAAGCCGTGCATCGGCCAATTGTTTAGTTGCTTTGTCAATATCCGCTTGGGATAAAGTCCGTCCGTAATTCAAATCGATTAACTTAATTGCCGGATAGGTTAGAAGTAACGCAAGCAACTCAAGATCAAGCCTATCTTGCTCTTCTTGCTCTGAAGTCATTTATCCTTATCCTTATCCTTACCGGCACTCGGCTCAACCAACCCTAACTCATCAATCGGCACGTAACGCGATTCAACAAGTAAAGCATCCCCTCCATCAATGGCTTCATAGCCTAGTATTGCTCGTTTTTCATTGACCGTGATTGATTTTGACTCATCCAGCACTTTAACAACCTGCGCAGATTGTATCTTGATTGCGTCAATCTCAGACGTATCACACACAATCGTAACTTCATCCTTTGCACGATAGGAGTTAACCCTGCTTATATGTTTGAGTATGTAATTGGCCATAGGCACAACCGTGCCAGTGTAAAAATCTGATGAGCTAGAGGCCATATTGTTATAAGTACTTGCCTCGCTTGATACCAGTGCAATTGGTACGCCACAGCTTAAAAACACCTCTTTCCTGCATAGATCATAAAGCGCATTAAAGTCCATGTCGCGTGGGCTTAGGCCGAACTCTTTAATATCCACAGGCGCGCCCATACCAGAAGTTACCGCAACGCCCCCAAAGTTTTTTCCACGAACCATGCGGTTTATTGCCGCCGCTCGTGCTTCTGTTTCGTCCGCGCTTGCATTGTCTTGATAGCTGAATACCATCGACAGCCGACCCGCGTTTTGAAGCAATGCCCCGTTTCTATTAAGGCCATCGCTTAATATTGAGATTTCTGTTTCAACCTGCTTCAAAATCGGTAATTCTGTCTGTGTTTTAATCAAAACAAGCTCTTTAAGTCCGTCATTGCTCAAATAACGTCCATCTTTGTCGTAATAAGTATCTGAATATTTTTCGTTGATTATCGTGATGTATTCTATTTCATCATAAGCATTCAGCGAAAATGTAGCCTTTTCAGGCTTGATGTAATCTACCTTTGAAGCCTCTGAGTTGGAGTTGCCGACAAACACTAAAAGCGCATAGCCGCCCCAATGCAGATCCTCGCTCACTTTAAACATCAATGCCTCGTAACCTTTTGGCGTTTTAAGCAAGACATCGAGCAATTTATGCTTAATCGCTTCGCCTTCTCCGTTCACCGCTTTTGGCTGCATCGAACTAACCGCGCTTGCTACTTTGTTAACCGCTTGCGTTGGTATTGACATACCCTTGGAATATTTCGCGCGAAAGTTGATTGGCTCTGTTTCGAACGTAAACTCTGCGGATTGTAGCCCACGCTTATTGCCAGTCCTGCCAAAAACCTTATCTACAAATCTTTCAAAAATATTCATTATTTATCCCGTTGCGAAAGCGAAACTCTTTGTATCGGCTTTGTGGATTATAGGCTCAAGCGCGTAACGTATGGCATCGGCCACGTCATCGCTCCCCTTTTGTATCTGATTTGTAACGACCTCTTGCGGTGTGTTTTTGTCGATTACTTTATAGCTGTAACCATTCAGCTCACTAATCATATCATTATACATTTGATTGGTCTCGCAAGCTTTTGTATTTATAACTATTTTATCAAATGATAACAGAAAAGTAACACCCTGCTCGACGCTACCAGCACCTTTTTTAACAGGATTAATCATTGGGTTGTTTCGTTGGAATAGCGAACGGTTAACGTGATCGATAATTTCAGGTCTTGCACAGTCGGCATAACTGACAATTTCTTTAACAAGTGGCACGTGCCTAATAAGCCAAGACGGGGTATCTAAAACAGACACACCAGCACCAATTCCGCACTTGTAAACGTACAGGTCACGGCCTTTAACATAACACTCAACAACCACATTGCGCGATTGGGCGAACCCCCAATCAATACCGATTAAAGGTTGGCCGTAACTTTCATCTACTTCAAAATATCTATAATCAAGATTTTTACCTAAAATTGAACTGTTTGATACTCTTAAAAAACCACCTTCCCAAATCCAATTATACCTGTCTAGGTCGCCTTTTAATGCTCTTTGCCTTTGCTTTTCTAATGACGCTGGAAACCACGGATTATCTCGCCAATTTATTTCTGTTATTAAAGTGTTATCGTCTTTTTCTTTGCAAAACTCTTTCCACGTTGGATCTGTTTCAAAGCGTGGGTTGAATACAACGTACAATCTCGTATTGTTATAACGAGGCGTTGGTCTAATTACATCCCATGAATTTTGGCTTACGTTTTCCGCTTCATCAACTAAAACAACCCTTAGCTTGTTAATCGATTTTATACTTGATATATTTGTTTTTAAACCAGAAAACGTAAACCTTGCGCCTGTAATTTTATTGATGATTTCTGTATTTATCACGTGGAATTCATCTTCCAAATCGTGACATTTGATGCAGGACACAATGGACGCATAGATCGAGTCATTGATTGATTTTTGAATTTCTCGAGCGCATAAAATAATTCCATCGTCCATGTAAGACTCTAGCAATCCGACCAATGCCAACGCTTGCGATTTAGCAGAACCTCGCCCGCCATGCCAAACTATTGTGTCGTATTGGTTTGTGTGCATATTTTTAAAAGATTCAGCAAGCTTAATCGGTATCTGTGGCTTCATTGTCATAATCCTTTGGAGCTACCGCCTCGACAACAATTATTCTTGAATTTATCGATGCTTTTACATCAACATCGTGTTTAGTCGGTGCATCATACCCAAACATTTTATTAAGCAACTCAACGCCCTTAAAAATTTCCATGGGCTTATTATTAGTTTTAGCTGTTTGAAGGCCGAGCATGATTGTTGTAACTGACTGCTCACGAGTCCACAATTGCTTATTTTCAAGCTTACTATTTAGCTCTTGAACCCTACCCTTAACCTCCCCGTGCTTCATTAATTCTGATGCTCTTTTTTGTATTGTTTCATGCTTCATTTTTGCTGCGTTATAAGCCAGTCTATAAGCATCGGCTTGGCTCAATCCATCGGCGATTGCTTGACAAAACGCTTCTTGTTTTGCTGTAAGCGCCATTTTTCACTCCTTATATTTATCTACAACCTGTTGAATTTTATTTAAAAAATCTTTCAAATGTTTTTTATCTAAGCCAAAATTATCAACAATCGTTTTTGTTATTTTTATTTGTGCATCAAGTGCTTTTATTATCTTGTCTTGAATATCTATTTCAAGCTGGAATGGGTCTATTTTTTCTTTTTCAATAATATCATCTGGTAAGTATAAATTTTTACTCAAATTGTAATCATTGCTTTGTATTTCTTTAAGTGTAATATTTTTTGATTTATTTGTTTTATCGCATAAAAAAGTAACGTTATTTGAATTGCGATTCTTACGCATAACAAAAGCAACGGTTGGTATTTTTGTATCTACGAAAGTGTTTCCATCAAAGTAAACAACTTTTTCTATTTTATTGTTTTGTAATAGCCATTGTCTAATTTCTCCCTCACGTCCTAAGCGGTAAGTAACGCCCATTGCATTCAAAACCACGGCCACGCCATCGCTTGATATTTTATCAAGGCAATGCAAAATAAACGCATAATCCGCTCTTGATTTGCTGGGTACAGTTGGACATTCCGTGTAATTTATAAATTTTTCTGGGTCATATTTTACTGAAAAAGGCGGGTTTGCTATTACTAAATCAAAGCTTAACCCTTCAAAATGGTCAAGCTCTAAAGTGTCACCATGTTTAATATTTGAATTTTTTAAGTAGCTACAATCATTAACTGCGTTCTGGTCAATTTCAACGCCGTACTTTTTTACACAATCATTAAATACGCTTAGCAAACCACCACGGCCACAGGTTGGGTCATAAACGCTTATTATATTATTTATTCCAGCCAAATTTTTAAGCTTATTTGCCAATTCTAATGGCGTGTAAAAAACGCCTTTTTCTGCAAATTGCTTTTTAATTGACTTTAGGTCGTATGACATTTTTAAACAATCTTTCTATTTTTACCCTGCTTTTATTTTGTGACATTGTATCGCGTTTTTCAGTACTAAAAACCTCTTGCCATAAGTCAGGATTAGGGTTTTTGTATTCACTTAAATAAACAGTAAATCCTAAGCTTGCAAAGTGGTCAATGTTGGCCTGCATTTTCTCTTGATATTCCTTTGTGCCTGCGTAAGGTGGGTCAAGATAAATCACAGTTTTATCCTTATAATAAATGCTTAAGTCAAACTCAAAAGCGTTTTGATTGAACGTTTCAAGCACGTTTAAGCTTTGCAAGCTTTGCAAGCTTTGCAAGCGTTCCAAGCTTTCCAAGTTTTGCAAGTTTTGCAAGTTTTGCAAGCTTTCCAAGTTTTTCAAGTGTTGCAATTGTTGCAATAGCCTAATTTGAGTTAGTTTACAAGATTTTTCATACTTATTTAAATCGCCCCGTACTTGCAAGCGTCTTTGTTGAATATTATTTGCGGTTGGCATATTTATAATGCAAGGCTCATTTATGCCATGCTTTTTCAGCACATACTCTTGCGCATAATTTTGCATAAAATCACGCGTATCAAGGCCACTCACAACTAAATCATGGTACGCTTTTTTGTAATATTCTACATCTTTACCATATAAATAACACTTCTGATTATTGCCAAAGCTCCAACAGGTTTTAATCAATCCAGCCCTCCAACAATCGCCGTTTTTAATTTCTTGAAATTCGTCACGGCTCACCCATTCATAAAATTCTGGCGTTATTCCATCTACCTGTATTTTTCGCATAAGGTTGGCCACGCCTGCATTTAATTCATTGTAAATCACGCGCTTAAATTGCATTCTGCGTAACGCTTCCTCGCTCATTGCGCCACCGCCTCCAAAGAGGTCAATAAACGTATCTGCTTGTGGGTTGTTAAGCGTTATTTCATTCATTAAATTTTCAGCGATTTTGGCTTTACTGCCCATGTACGGAATCGGCATTTTTATACCTAAAAATTAGTAAGTTACATTTAAAGTATACATTAAACAAAAAGAAAGCCCAAACTTTTTAGGGTCTGGGCTGTCTAAACTTTTTAATTTGGGAATTTAAAAGAGAAATCATGTTAACCTAAAATAAGTTATCTGTCAATAATTTCTTGTTCATACGTAAATATACCATCTTCAAGTTTGAAAAGATCAATTACGTCAACGCCACCGCCTGAGTAAACATCCAATTTTGAAGCATAAAAAACGGCATCTTGCGCTGACATATTGATTTTCAAGTAAGAATTCGCAAATGCTGAACCTGAGCCCATTGCATAATTTTTATTTTCAATTTCGCAAATAATAGCTGTTTTTTTATCTTTTTCTTTGTTGACATGAATGCAACGTAAATCATCAGTAATTGCCATTAACCCAAAATCACTGATTTCAACAAGTTCTGTTTTGTAAGTTAAACCGTTTCCTTCTATGTTTAAAGCGTCTTTAATTTCCGTTTCACATCCTTGGTTTCCGCAAATTGCAAATGCAACTATTTTATAGCCATTTAATCGCCAATTGTCATTTTTTGACGGCATGAACAGTTTTTTTGCATTATTTTCTACGATTGTTGAATTAGAGGTTGCTTGCTTGTCAGAAGCAAGAAACCTACCATCAAAAGCGATTGTTGTCATTGTAATTCCTTTTTTTTATTTATTAACCCATTTTTAATCCCAAGTTATTTTAAGTGCTTTTATTGGGTATGCCAGCTCAAACCCGAGAACATCTTCAAGGCCTACCAATTCAGTTATAAATCCGTGCTTCTTGGCTACCTTTTCAGCGTCAGAATGTGACTTATTTCGACAGGCAAACCAATCTATTTTCCCTAAAAACGTTTCTGGCTCGTAATCGTCATTCATGTCTAAAAAGTAAACTGCGGCGTTTAACGTATGCGTGACATAGTATTTAAGTTCCGATTCTAGGTCGGAGTCAATACGCGCAAGCCTATAATGCGTCCTTATATCGTGCATGTGCCTTACTTGCTCTGCTAAATTCATTTCACTCTCCATTTAATTGCAAAAGTTTTTTATAAGCATCATCAAGACTTTTATATTAAATCTTTAACTTTCATTACAATCCCTCTCTGTTTTTAATAGTATTGAATGTTTTTTTGGGGTTTGAGTTCATAACTAGCCTTGTTTTTTTGTTCAGCGATTTTCTCGTTAAGCTCTTCAAAAAAATCAAAATCGTTAAAAGTGTCGCTCTTCTCTAGCCAATTCAGCGCGGCCTTATAATAACCTCTGTCATAAAGCCAAAGACCATAAGCCTCCATTCCAAGGTGCGAACCTTTTTCAGCAGACATTTTTATAAATTTTTCGGCACGAGTTTTGTTTGGTTTTACGCCATAAAAACCATCAGTATCGTTGTAAATATACCCAATCTGCAGAGGTATTTCTTCTGGAAACTCAAAATAATCTGTTAGCTTCCAAACGCTTTTTCTAATTAGTCGGCGTTGGCGTTTCGTTAACTTGCATCCGCTAAAGTATTTTTTAAAATCAATCATTTAAACCTCCAGTTAAATCCACACAAACCACGTCGCCGTCTTTTGCGATTTTTTCTTGATGCTCTAAATCTGTTAAACCGTTGATTTCTTTTTTAATATAATAGACCACCTTATACCCACGGCCTACCATTCTATCGCCTCGCTCTTGCATTGAAACGAAAGCTTTTGCTTCTGATTTGGTTAAGTTTTTCTTAATAACTCCGTCAGGATAAGTGTCAAAATATTTCTCAACATAATATTTTGTCCCGTCATCTGTTTCTTTTTCACATTCTGTACTTTTTTTAACAACAGGCTTGCTGGGCGGTGTACTTAATATATCCCGATCAGGAATATAATCATAATCTTCCTGCTCTAGTACAAAGTCACACTTTTGGCAAATAAGCTCCACGCTTGTGCATACGGAACACGGGGGGCTTATATTGCAACTACAACTACCATTTTTTCTATAAATACCGCCGCAGTCTTTGTGTATACTGCCTGCTTCTACATACTCTTTTGTTTTAGCCATGATTTTCTCCATTTAAACCCCCACAACCCCCACAATCCACACAACGCACACAATCCCAACAATCCCAACAATCCACACAATTCCAACAACCTTTATTCCCGTTGTCCAAATCTAAGTCAATACCATACCTTTTTGCAAAATATCTGTTTACCCCATTGATAGACTTATCTTCCCTTTTTAAAAAAGATTTGTAATCCTTGAATATTTGTGTTTTAGCCATGAAAAAAGCCCTCTTAAAATAGTAGTCTGGTGATGCAGGGAATGGTTACCCAACAGACTACTAGTTTAAAAAGGCTTATTTTGTCGGGCATCACACCAACAAAACCGATTATACACTAATTTTACTTTCTTGCAAACTATTTTTTTGCTCGGTGAAGCTAAAAAGGAATCGACCTTAAACCTACGGTTTGCTTTGGTTAATTATGCCAAAACTACAACCGCATTGCTGTCGCAAGAGTAATTAAGTCTTGCGAGTAAAGCGTGGCGCACCCATGCTAGCCTCAAAATCTGTGTCGCCACGCTGAAAATCGGTTAACAATCAACATAAACAAAAAATTTGATTAAGTAGAGAGTAAAAGATAATGGCGACGTTTGAATTTTAATCAGTGCATTGCGGTTTGTCAAGCGTGCTACTTAAAAAAAGTCTTTTTTAGTCAAGTTTAATACACGCCTTCTACCTGATTCGGTTTGATTAGCGGTTAATTCAATCTGCTTGTCAACATGAAACAAATCGCCTTGTATTGGGATGGTGCCTATTTCGCTCCCAACAACACCTAAAAGTTTGTTTTTATTGCTAAAGTTGCTGGTGCCTAAGCAAATTATAAAACGCGGTCATAGTTTTTTCTTGTTGTTCTCTTTAATTGCTTCTACAAGTTCATGGCTAACTTTGTTATTTGATTCAATAGCTTTAATGTGTTGGTGTGTAATTATTGAGTGGACAATTAAAGCCACGACTCCAATAAATAACAGTATGTTTTTAAAGTGTTGTAAGTGTTTATTCACTTCTCGCTCTCCAGACGTTTCTTTTTATACATAGCTATCCGTTTTTGACTCTCTAACCAAAGCTCCGCAAACTCCATGCCTTGCTCGGCGGCTTTGGTGTACCAGCGAAAAGCCTCGACATCACTCTGTTCCACTCCTTCGCCGTTCTCATACATATGGCCAAGCCAATATTGCGCATCGGCATGGCCTTGTTCCGCCGCTTTTTTTATCCAGCGCACGGCTTCGGTCTCGTTTGCCTTAACCCCTATTTCCCCGTATTTGTATATTTTGTATAGCGCATATTGTGCAGGCGCATAATCTTGTTCGGCTGATTTATGGTACCAATTCAATGATTCTGCAGGGTTGCTAGGTTCTGGATTAGTGTAAGAAATACTTCCCGGTCCCAGCATATACCCCATCATAAATTGCGCGTCGGGGTGTCCTTTTTCGGCAGCCACTTTATACCACTTTTCAGCCTCGTCACGTAGCTCGCCATCGTGTTCTCCGTGAGCATAACAATCTCCAAGCGTTACTGCCGCCAGTATATGCCCTTGTTCGGCAGCTTTTTTTAGCCATTCCTCCGCGTCAGCCATACATCCATCGTCTATTTCTTCGTTGTAGTGCATCTTACCCAAGGTATATTGGGCTTCAACATCACCATTTTTTGCCAGTTTTTTAATTTGTTTTAAATTAATCATTTTTTACCCCTTTTTTTAATGTAATGTCTTGAATAAGTTTGGCAATTGTTGCTTAAGTTTGGCAAGGTTTTCAGCTTGTTTTTCTTTTGAAATTGGCATAATTGATTCTGATTCAATCAATGCGGCTGGTATTTCAGCACACCCGTAATCCATCATTTTAAAGATTGTTTCGCGCAACACTTCGCACTGTTTTTTTCTGTCCTTTTCGTTGGACAGAAAAGGCTTTTTTTTCAAAAACGCGCGGTAAAAATACTTGTTATTCAAAGTTTCTAGCTTGCCTTTCGCGTCTAAATCGAAAGCGTTTTCTATGCGCTCAGCCAGTATAAAGTCGTCAAGATCCAAGCCAACAATCTCAACCTCATCAACTGATGGCATAAACTTGCCAAATCTGTGGCGCATGGCACGTTCTAAACCTTTGTCGCCAACTTGATGCAAGCACGCTTCCCAAATTTCTAACAATGGCTCTGTTACTAGCGATAAGTCTTTGTTATGTTTGGTAAATAATACAGTTACAAGGTGTTTTATTTTGTCACGTCTAGTCATTTTTGTTTCCCCCTAAATTTTGTTAACCATATCGCGCCGTTACTCGATATGCTCTATTTTCGATTTTAACGCCGTTTTTAGGCTTTATTTTTTTTATAGTATGTGAATGGGTTATCACTATCAAAATCATCAAAAACTGGCAAGCCTAGGCCATTCTTTGGCGGTGTTACATCCAATTCTGCCCTTGCACTTTCACTTTTAGACAATCTAGCCATGCACTCCTCGATTGTTTCTTTTCTTTTGTATTCTGTTTTAACTCCCCCTGTTTGGTTTTTCAAATACCAGTCCGCCTCAAATCCACGCCACTCTTTTTTGACCCACCACGCAAAAGCGTCTTTTTGTGCAAGATAAACGCCTGATTCATTTATCTTTTTCACCTCATTGGAAAAATTATTAAAAATTCTGTCGCTGATTTTCCAGCCTTCCCTTTTTCGAATGTCGATAAAATCATTGGCCAAGTCTTCTGTCACCCCAAACCTCTCGACAAT